TATTAGATGCATATTACTCTCTCGGTCGTAAAATAAACAAGGCAGGAGGTGACAACACCGATGACACCAAAGAGGGTGTTGTTTCTGATAAACTACCAGAGCTCACGCTCGACATGACAAATAAAGAATTATCTAAACTCACAATGGAGTGGGAAAAGATATGGAACACATCCGAAGTAAAAGCACGATGGATAACACAGAGTACGGAAAATGAAAAATACTGGCTCGGACAATCATTCAACCGATCAGACGGTAACTCAACAAAGACACGCGCACTGCAAGACAATGCAATCTTCGAGGCCCTCGAAACATACCTACCAAAGATAACCAGACGAAACCCGGAGGCAATGGTAACACTCGCAACTGGTGAGGATGATACAAATGACGAAATAACAGGGTTCGTAAAATCACTCACCAAGAAACTCGGAGATATAGCAGACGAAATAAAACTACGACTCAAGCTCAAGAAGACCGCAAGGCATTGGGCTATTTATCTCGTGGGTGTAGCAAAGCTCGGATGGGATATAGACCGCGACATGCCTACAGTCAAGATAGTACGCGCACATAAAATAATCCTAGACCCAGATGCAACAGTCGATGAAGACGGATACACAGGAAACAGAATAGGTGAGTACAGAAAAATGCAAGCAGGCGAAATGAAGAAAATGCTCGAATCAATAGGAGGTGAAAAAGGATACGCAGAACTAATCGATACAATGGTATCAAAGAATGAAATGGGTACCGAGGTACAATTCATAGAATGGTGGACTCAAGAATACATGTGTTGGACTCTAGGCAAAGACGTGCTTCTTAAAAAGAAAAACCCACACTGGAACTATGCAAAAACAGAACAAGGCGAACCAACAGTAGATGACTACGGAGCTGAAACTCCCGGAGAGCCTGTACAGACAGAGGGATTCAATCACTTCCCAGTACCAAACATGCCATACGTTCTACTATCAATATTTAATCTAGGAAAGCACCCAATAGACGACACATCCCTCATTGGACAGAACCTATCAAACCAAGACCGTATCAATAAACGTGGAAAACAAATCGACAAAGCGGCAGACGGAATGAACGGAGGCGTAGTAGTGTCACTTTCACGTTCAGGATTGACTAAAGAGCAAGCCAAAGGCGTAACTAAGGCATTACAAGACGGAGGTACAGTAGCAATCCCAGACGGCACTCCAAGAGAGGCAATAGAGCGTATGGTATCACCCGGACTACCAAACGATGTGTACAACGACCTTGTGGACACACGCAGACGTTTGAGCGACATCTTCGGAACATCAGGACTGTCTCCAACAGGAGTATCAAAAGAGCGAACAGTACGAGGTAAATACCAAGCTGAAAACATGGATACAGATAGAATCGGAGGTGGAGTCAGCGAATACCTAGAACAGTACGCAGATGACATATACAACTGGTTCGTGCAACTACTCTACGTGTACGATGACACATACGCAGTCATCCCGAATAAGCCAAAGGTGATCATCAGCGTAAAAGAGGGCTCACTACTACCAAAGGACAGTACTACAATAGCCAACCAAGCAATAGAACTTTCAGCAGCAGGCAAGATGTCAATCCTAGACCTGTACAAGAACCTAGACTATGCAAACCCAGAGGAACTAGCGGCCAACGTATGGCTAGAAATCAACGCACCAGAGCTACTATACGGAAGTGACCCTCGTGTAGCCCAAATAATTCAACAACGCCAACAGGCAGCAGAGGAATCGGCAGGCGCACCAAACCCAGATGACAAAGTAAGTCAGAGTATAAGTTTCAAAGACCTACCACCAGATGGCCAAGCTCAACTAGCGAAAAAGGCAGGCATTATACTTGCACCAGAGGCCATCGCATCATTCAACTCTCAATTAAAAGAAAAGGATGCCGAGATGCAGAGGTCGATGAGAATGGAAAAACAGAAAGTAAATGAATAGAATGTTTGTTGACAAATAAAAAGAGTGTATAATATTAATAAGTTAAAGATGGTCGTTCCACATCAAAAAAAATGGATCGTAATCAAATGACAGAAGAAACAAAGACGGAGTTCCGCTCAGAGGGAGAAACAGCATTCCCTATAGTGGACAAGGAGAATAATAACTCCTCCTCCTCGTCAGAGGGTGAAGAAAATAATAGTGACCAATCCTACTCGTCAACGGACAGCAATGGTGACGCATCAAAAGGCACTAAAGACGATGCAGGGTTTCTAGATCATCCTCGTTGGAAAGAACGTGAAGACGACTGGAAAACAAGGTTCAATGATCAGGAAACTAGACACGCAACAGACCTAAAAGCTATCCGAGAAGAATTTGGTACTGCCCGAAAGGACAATGCCGGAGCTGTAAAGATACCCTCATGGTTTGGAGGAGATCAAGAGCAATGGGATGCATACCGTACCGACCGTGACGAAGAGATTAAGCAAGCTGAAGAGCGAGCTATCGAGAGAGTAAAAGGCGAATCTTCTGCCAAAGAAAAGGCAATCACGCAGGCAACGGAATACATGCAGAACCAAATATCTGAGCTAGAGGCCGATAAGGAACTCAACCCAGATGGCTCAAAAATCGACTCAAACAAACTCCTGAAATTCGTACTGGACAATGACCTCGTGGACTCAAAGGGCCAATGGAACTACAAAGCTGGATTCAAGATAATGAAAGCAAACAGCTCAAGTAACTTCGGAACCAATAAGGATCGCAAAGCAATGGCCGGTGCAACGACTTCGGAATCGAAAGCCGAGTCAACATCAAAAGAATATAAAACAAGTGCTGACTTCAAAGGAAGTAACAGACCTTGGTAAAGGACATAATCAATTGGTGATTAATAATCTTATTCACTAAAAATTTTATGGCAGAAATATATGGTCAAAGAATTCAAACTACAGTGGCGCAAAAATACCTGCCATTCGTAGTCGACACAGTATTGAACTCAAATGTGATGTTTCAACGTGTCGTTCGTGCAGCAAAAAAGTGGAGTGGCCGAACTCTTCGCGCACCTATCAAGGTGTCAAAGAACAACACTGGTACTTCATTCAGAGGTTTCGATACCTTTTCAGTAGCGGCAACAGATAACAGACAATTCATGGAATTCGAGCCAAGATTCTACCAGATCACTGTGGCATTGCCAGGTGATGAACTTTCAGTAGCGGACACAGAAAGCAAGGTGCTTGACCTTATGAAACTTACTATTCAATCAGATACAGAAGACATGGCTGATGACCTCGGTACAATCTTCTATGCTGATGGAACTGGTAACGGTGGTAAAGACCCACTAGGACTTGCTGCTCTTGTTGATGACGGTTCAAACGTAGCAACAATAGGAGGACTTTCACGTGCTACATTCCCAACCCTAGCATCAACTGTCACTGCATCAGGTGGTACATTGACACTTGCTAAGATAGATACACTTTGGATATCTGTAACATCAGGTGCGCAAAAGCCGACTGCTACCTACACTACCGAGGCGATATTCAACTTCTATGGACAGCTATTGCGCCCACAGGAGCGTATCAATAAGGATGTAGGTACAATGAAAGGTATCTCATCTGGTACAGGATTCGTAGCATTACAATACAACGGCAAGCCAGTACTTATGGATGAGAAATGTACATCAGGTGCATTCATCATGCTTAACGAGGACTTCGTTGACTTCTATGCTCTTCCTTACTACAACGCAAAGCCAGTAGCTTACAAAGACCAAATTGAGGGTAACGATTACGATGCTCCAGTCGGTCTTGGTTTCTCATGGAGTGACTGGGTTATTCCTGCAAACTCTGCGTCTGTTGTTGGACACGTTTACTTCGGTGGACAGTTCATCACAACAAATCCAAAGCGTCACGGAAAACTTACAGGCATAACAGGAATATAGTCGATATTATTAACTTAACTTTTTAATTAATTTATGACTATTCAAGAAAGAGATTACAACCCAAGTGTTTCTCTAGGATCAAAGATAGGAATGTTTGTAGGTGGAGCAGTTGTCACACAGGCAACTAACCGAACTACTGGAGTGACTATCAATGCTCTTTCAGGAGCAATCACAACAAACAATGCTTCGCTTGCCGCGGAGGGAGCTGCATCATTCGTTGTTACAAACAACAATGTAGAAATTGGGGATGTGGTACTTGTATCACAACGCTCAGGAGCAGTAGGAGTCATGACGGATGTAGTAGTTATTGCAGTAGCGGCCGGATCATTCACTCTAGCTGTAATGAACGGTAACGTAGCAGCAGGTACAGCAGAAACTGGTGCCATCATTGTCAACTTTATTGTGTTGAAAGCGGTATCAGCTTAGTCGAACATTATTAACTTAATCTTAAATACAAATTTATGGTTACAACATTATCAGGCTTTGCAGTTACATCAGCACAGAACATTCTGGCTAATACAACTTTGCAAGGCCATGTACTAGGTACATACATAGAAACAGCAGACGGTAGAGGATACCGTTATGCGAAAGTCGGAGCTGTAGCAACAGTTGCCGGCAAGGTCTACCAAGGCCCTGCACTCGATGCGACAAACCAACAGTTATCTGGTGGATTCGCAGTCGCAGCAGCAGCAATCGGAGCGACAGAAGTCGTAACTACATCAACACTAACACTCGCAGCAAGTTTGCTTGCAGGTGGATACATGTCCGTAGTAGTTACACCGGGACAAGGATACACTTACTTGATTAAAAATAACACTGCAGCAGCAGGAGCAGCGACTACAATTACTCTCGAAGACCCTCTTGTGATCGCACTTACCACAGCATCCAAAGTAATCTTTACCAAGCACCCTCTAGACGGAATCGTTATCGAACCAGGTACACCAACTGCAAAAATTGCAGGAGTACCTAATGCGATATTCTCTGTCGGAGCATTCGCTTGGATTCAGACACGTGGAGCTTGTGCAGTTCTCTTCACAGGAACTGGCGCAGCAGGTAAAGTCGTAGGTTCTCTATCAGGTGGTACATCTGGCTCAATGGCTCCGGCTATTGCAGCTACAAACATCGGTGGTGAACACATGGCAACAGGTATCACAGCTGAGTACGCATTCGTGTACTTGACTATCGGATAGTCGAAAAGTCCTGTCTCTACTCTGTCCCTCGAAAGAGGGCCGGGGATAGGGATAGGAGCATTACAAACATAATTAATATAATTTTATGACAGAAGAAATTTGTCCACAGGGTCATGTAATTGATAACGGTTCACCAACTTGCTCACGATGTGGTGGTCGTGCTATCGGTTATACAGAAAACGCACCAATAATTGAAGAAGAAGTAAACGAAGAATTAGAGGTACCTACAGAAGACACAGAACCAGTAGAAGATGTAGAACCAGAGAGTAAAGAGGAATCGACTGAAGAAGAGTCAGAAAACGAATCAGAAGATGAACCTACACCTGAAACTCCTGAAGAAGTAAATTCAGAAGAAGAACTCGGCTAGTAAAAGAGAGGTGCTATAAATTATTCGGGAGCTCACCTCAGCCCGAGTGGCGTAAAGATTAGACTCGCCAACTGATCACAAATATATGAAACAAGCATTATTTTACAACTTCACAGACAAAGAATTTATTGGATACTGGGATGGTAAGGCAAAGAAGTTCGCTCCCGGAGCAAAGCAGTACATGGAAGACTGGCGCGCAAAGCACTATGCAAAGCACCTAGCCAACGCAGTACTCATCGCAAACGGTAAAGATAACTCAACTTCACCAAAGTTCCCAGAGCAAATGCCAGACTTCTTAAACCTGTTCAACCAAGCCTGCATCGTAGAAGATGACCAAGAAGAAGAGCAGGATGCATCAGACTTGATAGACAAACAGCATGAGGCACCAATGAATATTCAACCAAAACAGGTTCCAACTGTTGTCGACAGCAAAGAACCACAAATTATTAACACCCCCGATTCAGATGATGACGAAAATTTCGCGGGACTAAACTAAAAGTAATATGCCTCCAACATTTAATTTAGGAAGAGATGCAAGTGGTAACGTTATGGTAGGTTCACTACCAGATTCACTACCTCTCGCACGAACATACGATGCAACAGTCAGCTCATCGACATTACTCACATTAAATGTAGCAACTGCATTGCTAGAAATCACAGCTATTGGTGCATCCATATTCTACAAGTGGGGAGCTACAGCATCTTCAACAGCATTTGATGG